AAACGCCGTACGTCATATTGCGCGCGTTCAAAAGGACAGATGGAGATGCATAACATCAACTGTTCTAAAACACCTGATAAACGTATCTGCGCCGCACGCCGCAGATGGAAATGCTAATATAAAAAGAATATAAAATGGGATCATATACTACTCAACCAGATTTCGCAACAGAGGCTGTAGCTATTACCCCTAATGACACTATGGACAGCACTACGCATTTGGGTGAGGCTGCATTGTATGTGGGCACAGGTGGTGATGTTACTGTTAGACTAAGAAAAGCAACTGCAAACGTAACATTTAAAAATGTTAGCGACGGATGTTGGTTGCCTGTAATCTGCGATTATGTATTGGCTACCGGTACAACCGCGTCTGATATTGTAGCTGTAAAATAATATGGCTGTCGGTATTAGCCGTAGTATCGGCATCGGTATGAAAAAATGCTGCGGCGGAGCTATTTCCGGCGGTGGCGGAGGAGGAGGAGGCGGAGGCTCTACAACGTTTCCTTTGTATTTAGCGACGGTAACCCCAGCGCCAACAGGTTGTGACGAGTTTTCTGTTTATGTACGCGTAAATGGCGTAGCTAAGATGACTATGGTTAAAACGTCTGGGTCGCCCGCTACATTCCCTACGCCGGGTCCTGTACAAATTACAGCGGGTGATATTGTGCAGGTAACGATAGAAAGCCGCCCACCGTCTACAGTGCAGTGTCAATATGATCCTGGTACACAGACAGGGTATACCTGGACAGATGTTACACTAGAAATAGGCGGCACACAAGGCGGGGTTGTTTATTCTAATACATACACATCATCAAGCGGGCAAATTGCATTGTATCAATATACATATACTCCGGTACAAGGTGTTTCCGATATAATTACAGCACGAGGTCAGGCAATGGTATAATATTAGATACATAACAAAATAAGTAATAATAAATTAAGTATAATCAATTAAATTTAAATCAAATGGCAAAAAAGAAAGTAGAGAACAAGCTAACTGACGAGCAACTTGAAAAATTGCAAACCTATGTCAATACCGCAAATCGCATACAGCTTACGATTGGCGGGCTTGAAGCTCAAAAACACGAATGGTTGCATAAGCTAATTGAGGTTAAAGAAGGTATGGAAACATTTCAGAAAGAGCTGGAAGCTCAATATGGAGACGTACAGATTGACCTACAAACAGGGGTGATTACTGAAAATGCAGGTAATTCGTAAAATAAGTATTGGGAAAGACTATAAAAATGACGCCATGCACTATTCTGTTGGACAGGAAGTGTATGGCGGTCATACTATAGTGCATATATTAGAAGAAGAAGAAAAGTATTCTATCTATATACAAAAGTCCGATGCTGTTATGCCATGGAAAGATTTTAATAAAAACATGGCTATCTCTGTTGAATACGATTTAAAATACTAATGAGAAGTGTTTTTAATTTTTTAATAGAGCCAAAAAATGGCAGAACAACTGCATTAAAGCAAGTTGGAGATAAAGAGTTACTTCTTAATACAGAATTGCAAAATCATCAATATACCAGCCGCTTAGGGGTTGTAAGAGCAACACCTACAGCAATGAATACGGAAGTGCAGGTTGGAGATGAAATTATAGTGCATCATAATGTTTTTAGAGCATTTAGAGATATTAGGGGCAAAGAAAAAAACAGTAAGTCGTTTATTGACGAAAATCTTTTTACCGTAAGCATCGATCAAATTTATGCGTATAAAAGAAACGGTGAATGGCAAGCTATTAAAGGTTTTTCTTTTGTAAAGCCACTTGTTAACAATAACAGCTTTAGCTTAGAAAAAGAGCGACCACTTATTGGCAAATTAAAATTCGGCGGGGGTAACATAAAAAATGGTTCGCTTATAGGGTTCACGCCTAGCAGCGAATATGAATTTAATATCGACGGAGAGCGTTTATACCGCGTCCGTAATAATCAAATTACCGTGGAATATGAATACCAAGGAGACGAAAAAGAGTATAATCCGAGCTGGTCGTAAGGCGGTTGAAGAACTTATTAAAGTTGCAGAAGAAAAAATCATTACCAATACAGAAGATGATGTATCTGCAGATAGGTTAAAAAATGCAGCGGCCACTAAAAAGCTTGCAATATTTGACGCTTTTGAAATACTCACACGTATTGAGGAAGAAGAACGCATCCTTGAAAATAAGCCAAAACAAGAAGAGGAAAAGAAAACCTTTTCTGGATTTGCTGAAAAAAGATCTAGATAATGTACGAGCAGAGTCTAGTAAAAGTTGTTGAGCCTGTAAAGCTAACGACTATAAGCAGATTAAATAAATCTAAAGCCTGGAAATATGGCTACAATAAAGAACACGATATTGTAGTTATTAGCAAAACCGGGCAGATAGGGCAGATTATCGAAGTGCAAAACTTGTGTATAGCATTGCCACCCGTCCCTAAGGGATTGAAGAAAAGGGAAAATAAATGGGTTGTTGAGGAGTATCCTAAAGAGCTCAAAAGAATTAAAAGCATATTTGATTGGCAATCGTATCCTGATGAATTTAAAAGCAAGTGGGAGGGTTATATTGACGAAGAATTTAATAGGCGCGAAAACGGGCACTGGTTTTACAACAAAGGCGTCCCTACCTATATTACTGGCACTCATTACATGTACCTGCAATGGTCAAAGATTGATGTCGGACACCCTGACTATAGAGAAGCCAATAGAATATTTTTCATATTTTGGGAAGCGTGCAAAGCCGATAAGAGATCTTACGGTATGTGCTACCTTAAAAACAGACGTAGTGGATTCTCGTTTATGGCTTCAGGAGAAACGGTCAACATGGCAACCATATCAAGTGACGCCCGATTTGGTATCTTATCAAAAACAGGTGCGGATGCCAAGAAGATGTTTACCGACAAAGTTGTACCAATCTCGGTTAACTATCCGTTTTTCTTCAAACCTATACAGGACGGTATGGACAGACCAAAGACCGAACTTGCATATAGGGTTCCAGCTTCAAAGCTCACTAGAAAATCGATACAATCGAAAGAAACACAGATAGAGCTTGAGGGTCTTGATACGACAATCGACTGGAAAAACACAGGCGATAACTCTTATGATGGTGAAAAGCTTAAGCTGCTTGTGCATGATGAGAGCGGTAAATGGGAACGACCTGATAATATTTTAAATAACTGGCGTGTAACCAAAACAACACTGCGATTAGGTTCTAGAATCATTGGTAAGTGTATGATGGGTTCAACGTCAAACTCTTTAGAAAAAGGAGGGGATAACTTTAAAAAGTTATACTACGACTCGGATGTAACTAAACGAAATTCAAATGGCCAAACAAAGTCAGGATTATACTCGTTATTTATCCCGATGGAGTGGAACTACGAAGGATTTATTGATGAGTACGGGCAGCCCGTATTTAATAATCCTGATACAGGCGTTTTGGACCCATTTGGCGACACTATTGAACAAGGAGTTATAGATTACTGGGATAATGAAGTTGAAGGTCTTAAACAAGACCAGGATGCTTTAAACGAATATTACCGCCAGTTTCCCCGTACGGAAGAACACGCCTTTAGAGATGAAACAAAAAACAGCTTGTTTAATCTTGCTAAAATATATGAGCAGATTGATTATAATGAAGATCTGCGTAATACTAATGTTATAACCACCGGTAATTTCCAGTGGGTAAATGGCGTCAAAGATACAAAAGTTGTATTTATACCATCGCCGCAAGGCCGCTTTAAGGTGTCGTGGATACCAGGAGCGAATATGCAAAACAAGCAAATTGTTAAGAATGGCATTAAATACCCGGGTAATGAGCACGTCGGTGCTTTTGGTTGCGATAGTTACGACATTTCAGGAACTACCGACGGAAAAGGTTCGAAAGGAGCATTACACGGACTTACCAAGTTCAGTATGGAAGATGCACCACCAAGTACATTCTTCCTTGAATATATAGCTAGGCCGCAAACCGCGGACATATTTTTTGAAGATGTGTTAATGGCTTGCGTATTTTACGGTATGCCAATATTGGCGGAAAATAACAAACCTAGATTGCTTTATCATTTTAAGCGCAGGGGCTATAGAGGTTATTCAATGAACCGACCCGACAAGTTGTGGAATAAACTGTCTGTAACTGAAAAAGAAATCGGCGGGATACCGAACTCTAGCGAAGATATGAAACAAGCGCACGCCGCGGCTATTGAAATGTATGTTGATAAATATGTAGGTCAGCAAGAAGACGGGACATATGGCAGCATGTATTTTAATAATACGTTGAACGATTGGTCTAAATTTAATATTAATAACCGTACTAAATACGATGCTTCTATTAGTTCGGGTTTAGCTATTATGGCTTGCAATAAAGATTTATACAGACCTGTTGGTAAATTAGAAAGAACAAAACTTAATCTCCATATTGCAAAATACAAGCAAGACGGATATATTTCAGAAATAATAAAATAACATATGGCTCAGTCAGTTGTAAATAGCGCATTCCCAAGTCAAGTCGCAAGCGACCTGGAAAAGGTTTCTTACGAATATGGGCTTAAGGTTGCTAGAGCTATTCAAAACGAATGGTTTTCTAGTAATTCAGGGACGGCCCGCTTTAGAAGCAACCAAAATACATTCCACAATCTGCGGCTATATGCTAGAGGAGAGCAGAGCATACAAAAATATAAAGACGAGCTATCTACTAATGGAGACTTGTCTTATTTGAATTTAGACTGGAAGCCTGTACCTATTTTATCTAAGTTTGTAGATATTGTGGTTAACGGCATTGCAGATCGCTCTTTTGACATTAAAGCATATTCTCAAGACCCATATGGCGTAAATAAAAGATATGCTTATCTGGAGTCAATAATAAGAGACTTGCAGACAAAAGAAATTAGCGATTTTGCGCGTGAAAATTTTGGTATTAATCTTTACGAAAATGATCCTGCTTCTTTGCCTGAGTCAAAAGAAGAGCTTGAATTACACATGCAGCTTTCTTACAAACAAGGTGTTGAGATGGCTGAAGAGATAGCTATTAACACTTTGCTTGATGGCAATAATTATGATTTAACAAAACGCCGTTTATATTACGACCTTACTACACTTGGTATTGCGTCGGTAAAAAACAGATTTTCAGAATCAGAAGGTGTTGTAGTTGAATATGTTGATCCTGCTAATTTGGTTTATTCATATACAGAGTCACCATACTTTGATGATATTTACTATGTAGGGGAAGTAAAGTACGTTCCTGTTAATGAGTTAAAGAAGCAATTCCCAAGCTTAACAGACGATGAGCTAGAAAAAATACAAGGGCAGAGCAGCAGAAACTTTAGAAAGAACTACGATTTAGATTCAATCGGAGCTGATCAAAGAGACAATAATACCGTTCAGGTTTTATATTTTAATTATAAAACATACATGAATGAGGTATATAAAGTTAAAGAAACGGCGACAGGCGCAAACAAGGTTATTATTAGGGACGACCAATTTAATCCTCCTGCTGATTCTACAGAATTTAGCAAAATAAGCCGATCTTTAGAAGTATTGTACGAGGGAGTGCATATTGTTGGTACAGATATACTTCTTAAATGGGAGATGGCTAAAAATATGATGCGTCCTAAAAGCGACTATGCTAAAGTTAAAATGAACTATAGTATTGTTGCCCCAAGAATGTATAAAGGCCGCATTGAATCTATTGTAAGCCGATGCACCGGCTTTGCGGATATGGTTCAGATTACACACCTAAAACTACAGCAAGTCCTAAGTAAAATGATGCCTGATGGTGTTTACATGGACGCCGATGGTCTTGCTGAGATTGATTTAGGCAATGGCACAAACTATAATCCGCAAGAAGCACTTAATATGTTCTTCCAAACGGGTTCTGTTATTGGGCGTTCGTTTACTAGCGAAGGCGACATGAACCCTGGAAAAGTGCCAATCCAACCATTGCAAACCGGAGCGGGCGGTCAAAAACTACAAACACTTATTCAGACATATAATTATTACTTGCAAATGATTCGTGATGTCACGGGTCTAAATGAAGCTCGTGATGGGTCTATGCCTGACTCAAGAACTTTGGTGGGTGTTCAAAAGCTTGCGGCTGCAAATTCAAATACAGCCACACGTCATATTCTTGATGCGGGGCTGTTCTTAACAGCGGAAACTGCAGAATGTTTATCTTTGCGTATTTCTGATATTATTGAATACCACCCCGCAGCAGAGGCGTTTATACAAAAAATAGGTGGGCATAATGTTGGCATTTTAAATGAGCTAACTGAATTGCATTTGCATGACTTTGGTATTTCATTAACATTAACGCCAGACGAAGAAGAAAAGCAGTTATTAGAAAACAATATTCAAACAGCCCTTTCTGCTGGATTAATTGATTTAGCCGACGCTATTGATATACGGGAAGTTAAAAATCTTAAGCAAGCTAATCAGCTTCTTAAACTTCGTCGCCGGAAAAAACAAGAGCGCGATCAAGCGATGCAGCAACAAAATATGCAGGCTCAGGCACAGGCAAATGCTCAAGCTCAGCAGGTTGCAGCACAAGTTGAAATGCAAAAAGAACAAGTGGCGCTACAAACAAAATCGCAGCTAGAGCAATTAAAAGGGCAGATTGAGCAGCAGAGAATGCAAGTTGAGGTTGCGGCTAAGAAAGAACTTATGGCGCTAGAATTCCAATACAATATGCAGCTTAAGGGTATTGAAGTCGACGGTCAAAAAGCTAAAGAATCTGCAAAAGAAGATCGCAAAGACGAAAGAACAAAAATGCAAGCTTCACAGCAAAGCCAATTAATTGAGCAGCGTCAGAAGCAGACGGGTCCAAAATCCTTTGAATCAGGTGGGAACGATATTATGGGCGGTGGTTTCGGTTTAGGAACCTTTGAACCTAAGTAATAATAACAATAACAATTATATAGTATTTTATCATGAGTGAAGAAATTCAAGAAGAGCAGCCGAAATATGCTTCGGTTGCCGAAGATGGAACAATTAAAGTAGATTTAAGAGCAGATGCCATTCCAGAGCAAAGCGCAGATGAGGTTTCTGTACGCGACGAATCCGCAACTAGCGAAGAAATACCAGTTGAAGACGTCAGAGAAACAAATGCAGAACCTTCCGGAGAAAGCGACAGCATTCAAAATGAAGAGCCCGTTTCTAATGGGCAGCAAGAAGCACTAGAGGAAGAGCCTGTATTACAGGAAATTACCGACGAAGAGGTTGAAATAGCCGCAAACCAGCTCGATGAACAAATCGAGGAAGCTGTTTTAGAGCAAGAAAAAACTGGCATTGAATTGCCAGAAAATATTCAAAAGGTCGTTGACTTTATGAACGACACAGGCGGGTCGCTTGAAGACTATGTGCGGCTCAATACTGATTATGCATCGTTAAATGAGAATCAGTTATTGCGTGAATATTATGAGCAAACTAATCCTCATCTTGACAAGGAAGATATTGACTTCATGATTGAAGATAGGTTTTCTTTTGATGAAGATTTAGACGACGAAATAGAAGTACGTCGTAAAAAGCTAGAGCGCAAACAAGCATTGGCAAATGCTAAAAGCCATTTAGACGGTCTTAAGTCTAAATACTACGATGAAATTAAAATGGGATCTCGTTTAAATCCCGAACAGCAAAAAGCAGTTGAATTTTTCAACCGCTATAATAAAGAAAGTGAAGAAGCAGCTAAAATTGCTGAACGACAAACTAGCCGATTTAAGCTTGAAAGTGATAAAGTATTCAATGATAAATTCGAGGGATTCGATTATAATGTTGGAGATAAAAAATATCGCTTCAAAATTAAAAACGCTAGTGAGGTTAAACAAACCCAAAGCGACATCAATAATTTTGTTAAGAAGTTCTTAAACGAAAATAATGAATTGTCAGATGCTAAAGGTTACCATAAATCTCTTTTCACCGCAATGAATGCTGATCAAGTAGCACAACACTTTTATGAGCAAGGCAAGGCTGACGCTCTTAAAACTAGTGTGGCTAATTCAAAGAATGTTGATATGGGCCCGAGAGGGGTGCATGAAAAAACAACAACTTCGAACGGCTGGACTGTGCGTGCGATACAAGACGGCGAAAGCTCTTCTAAACTTAAGGTTAAATTTAGAAAATAATCCATTTAAAACAAATTAAAAAATGGCTTTTAACAATTCAGGTGCCTTCGGGGCACATTTGACTCCGCGTCCTGTTAAAGGATTGTTTGCGGATAATTACATTAACTTCCAGGACCCAAGCTTCCAACAGTGGAGCCAACAGTTCCTTCCTGAAGTTTACGAAAAAGAAGTTGAGCGTTACGGTAACCGTACAGTTTCTGGCTTCTTACGCATGGTGGGTGCAGAAATGCCTATGTCTTCTGACCAAGTTATTTGGCAAGAGCAGGGCCGTTTGCACATCGCTTATGAAGAAGTGCCTGTGGCTAACGCTACTACTTTGACTTTGCCTGCTAACCACTTGTTGGGCGTAGGTATGACTATTGTTATTAACGACGATGCGGTTGGTGTTAAGAAAACAAACAAAGCTCGCGTTTCAGCGGTAAATGGTACAGCTGTAACTATCGAGGTTTACGACAACGCTAACGCTCAGCTAGACCCAGCGATGGTCGGCCCAGTTACTGTATTTGTTTACGGTTCTGAATACGGCAAGGGTTCTTCAGGTGTTGGTAACTCTATCGACGCTTCTTTCACAACTTTTGCCAACAAACCAATTATCTTGCGTGACAAGTACCGTGTAAGCGGTTCTGACGTTGCTCAAATTGGCTGGGTTGAAGTTACTTCTGAAGCCGGTACAGGCGGTTACTTATGGTACTTGAAGTCTGAGCACGAGTCTCGTCTACGTTTCGAGGACTACTTGGAAATGTCAATGATCGAAGCTGAAAAAGCCGCAGGTACTATGTCGGTAGACGGTACTGAAGGTTTGTTCGCAGCTATCGAGTCTCGCGGTTTGGTATACAACGACCAAGCTTTCGGAACTGCCGGTTTGACAGACTTCGACGCTATCTTGCAAGAACTAGACAAGCAAGGTGCTATTGAAGAGAACATGTTGTTCTTGGATCGCGCAACTTCTTTGGGTATGGATAACATGCTAGCTGCTCAGAACTCTTACGGTGCTGGTGGTACTTCTTACGGTGTGTTTGACAACTCTGAAGATATGGCATTGAACCTAGGATTCTCTGGTTTCCGTCGTGGTTCTTACGACTTCTACAAGACTGACTGGAAATACTTGAACGACTCAACTACTCGCGGATCTATCGGTGATATTGAAGGTGTTCTTGTTCCTGCTGGTACTTCTACTGTATACGATCAAGTTCTAGGTAAGAATATTGCACGTCCTTTCTTGCACATTCGTTACCGCGCTTCTGAAGCAGACGATCGTCGCATGAAGTCTTGGATCACAGGTTCTGTTGGTGGTAACTACACTAGCGACGCTGATGAAATGAATGTACACTTCCTTTCTGAGCGTGCACTTTGTGTTCAAGCGGCTAACAACTTCGTATTGTTGAAGAAAACTCTTTAATAATTAGTTTTCAATAATATTACCCTCGTCCTTGTGACGGGGGTAATTATTACCTTTATTTAATTTTATTATATCATGGCAGAAGCTAAAAAAACAACAAAAAAGGCAGCAGCGCCTAAAGCTGCAGCGGTAGAAACTCCCGTGGCTGTAAAAGAAGCCCCAAAAGCTCCGGTAGATACGTGGGTTATGAAAGACCGCTTATACGAACTAACAAGCAACCGTAAACCGCTTGTATTTACATTGCCTTCAAGGCATACGGAAGTTAAACCGCTATTGTGGTTTGACGAAGAAAAAGGATACAATCGCGAACTGCGCTATGCAACAAACCAACGCTCATGCTTTGTCGACGAACAAGATGGCAATGCAACATTAGGGCGGATTGTGTTTAGAAATGGCGTTTTAGCAGTACCTAAAGAAAACATAGTATTACAAAAACTTCTTTCTTTATACCACCCATTTACCACTAATGGTGTTATTAAAGAGTATGCGCCAGAACAAATTGCAGTAAATGAAGTTCAAATGATTGAGGCTGAATTGGAAGCTATGAATTTAGCACGTGACCTTGATGTTGAAGAATTGGAAGCAATTATGCGCGCTGAGGTTGGATCTGAGGTATCTAACATGTCTTCTAAGGAGCTTAAACGAGATGCATTAGTATTTGCACGTAGAAATCCTATTTTGTTCTTAGAACTTGCGAATGACGATAATATTCATTTGCGCAACATTGGGATTAAGGCTGTGGAAATGGGAATTATCCGATTGTCTCAAGACCAACGAACATTTACATACGGAGAGGGCAACCGAAAATTAATGACGGTGCCATTCGACGAGCATCCATATTCCGCACTAGCGGCATTCTTCAAGACTGACGAAGGTATGGAAGTTTTGAATGCTATTCAAAAACGACTATAGTCAAGATTAATAGTTAGGCTGCATGAAAATGTGGCCTAACTTTTTATATAACAAAAACAATTATGGTAAGTATAGATACTGTTTATCAACGTGTGCTGGCAATCCTCAATAAAGAACAAAGAGGATATGTGCCTCCAATAGAGTTTAACTTGTTCGCAAATCAAGCACAAATGGATTTGTTCGAACAATACTTCTATGATATTAATCAATTCGGCAGATTGCACGGCAATGATACAGAGTATTCTGACATGCTTAATCTCCTAAATGAAAAGATTAACATCTTTGAAAAGACGGCTGCAATGACGTATAATGGTACGCATTGGCAAGCGCCTTCGGATTTGTATCGTATTGGAAGTTTGCTATACAACGATACCGAAGTTGAGCGCAT